TGGTTTGCCCCGCAGCGTTGCTAAGCGTCCCAAACGGGACGGTCAGAGTAGAAAAGGCAAACGTATTTGCCGTCGGCGTCGAAGATACAACCCAAGCGCCGTTCGGAGTATCGACGACGTTTGTAGACGTCGAAGACAATGCCACGGGCGCACCGATTGTACCTACGGTCTGCGAGGCGCTCACCGTGTAGTTGGTGCCCGTCATCGCAATGGAGCCCACGGTCTGCGAGGCACTGACAGTAAAGGTCGGGCTTGCGCCGGATACGATGTACGTACCCGCCGTTACGCCAACGCCCGCAAGCTGCATCCCGATGACGGGGATGGTGCCTGCGGTGTAGGTGAGCGTCGTGCCTGTGATGCTTCCGGTGAAGCTAGAGACGTTGGTAGCCGTGATAACGGTTCCCGCTGTAACCCCAGCCCCAGTCACGGAGTAAGTTGAACCCGCGCGAAGGTTAAGCCCAGCCAGAGGTACAGCGTTCAGGCTCATTGTGGTGCCGCTGATCCAGCCGAGAAGGTTCAACATCTGGGTGGACGTGACGCCAGTCACGTAGATAAGCGACCCAGCGGACAGGCCATGGGCGCTAGTAGTCGTGACGTTAACCGTGGTTCCTGAGTTAGTATAGGCATTCGTGCTGGTCAGCGCGATGCCGCACTGGGAGTACAGATACCCCAGATACACGTAGGTCCGGTCGGCGCTCAGCTGGTTGCCGACAGCCACAATACCCGCAGCGGTGTAGGTAACGCTGACGTTGGTGGAGACGGCCTGCACATAATACCAGCCGTTGGCGTTCGGATCGATGGCGTTCTGGACGAAGATCGGAGAGCCGATAGAGAAGCCGGTGGTCGGGTTCATGGAGACCACAACAGTCCGCGTACCGTTTCCAGTCACGGCGGTCACGGCGGACGGTGCCTGCGGGATGTAGTAAAGGCTCTGCCGGTTGTTTGCCATGCCGATGCTTTCCCACTTCGTCGGCTGCTGGCCGTATTCGAAGTCGGTGTCGATCAGGGACTGCGGCTCAGACACGCGCATCTTACCGACGGGGTCTTGGGCGATGGGCGCTGGAGCAATCAGGGCAGCGCCACCGGCTCCCGAGCCACCCACCCCGCCAAGAGGCAGAGATTGGTTGGTATTGAGGTCAACAAGCCAAGTCATGTGGCGCTCCTATGTTTTGCAAGCGTGGTCTTTGGGGACCACGCTATACGATTTGACGCCAAAAGTCAGTGGCACTTAGCAGCAGCTGCCGACATCAAAGGCATGCCATGCACGCCCTGACCGCCGGATACCGTCCGGCTGCCGTTGGGCTTGTGCGGGCTGCAGTTCTCAGTCGGGGCGCATTCACCCACGGAGACCTTGGTGTTGACCGACATGCTGGGCTTTTTCGGACCCACCCGGATATCCTTTGCCATGGCGATCACACGCTATCGTGCGCTTGGATGTACCGCACGGTGATCGTACCGACGCCCGTACCGGTGTTGGTAGACAAAACAAAAATACGCTTGTCAGTGGTGCCGGTGTCATCCCAGTTTGCGGTGCGGGTAGCGTCCGTGCCGGGGAACAAGCCGATCACACCGATGGTGCCGCCCGCGCCAAGAGCGACGAGTTCGGTGGCGGTAGCCGTCGTTCCGATGTTGAAAGTCGTTGCAGCGCCAGACCAGATGGCAGTGACGACCATCTGGATGTTCAGGATGTGGCTGTTGGCCGGAAGAACGACGGTCGTACCCAAAGCGGTGGCAGAGCCTGCCTGAGTGATCGGTACATGCTGCACCATGACGACGGAACCGACGTTCTTGACGTCCTTGCCGACGGTTGTTCCGGAGGTGTCGAGGATGTTTCCAGCCCGGATCGGGCCGGTGAAAGTAGTCTTGCCCATGGTAGGCTCCTTTGCACAATAAAACGTTCTGTCTGTGCAACGTCCGCTGGGCGCGGTCAGAACGTCCGGTTCACCCAGACAAGGAGAGAGGAGGGGGGCCGAAGCCCCCCGCCAAGATCAGATCAGGTCGGGAACGATCCGAAGATCGAGCGCCAGTTGTAGTACCCGAAGGAGTACCGCTCGTAGCCCTTAACCAGCAGGTTATCCGTGACAAAGTCCACTTGCATGTCTGTTTCAAACTTGACGCGCTCCATGTAGGAGAGGCCGTCGATGTTCGTCAGCAGGAACCAAGCACCGGCAGAGGTCAGGAAGTCGTTGACCATGTAGCCTTCCGGCAGGCCGCCAGCGGTCGACATGATCGCGTTGACGTCGTTGTCGGCAGTGCCGGGGCGCAGTTCGGTCTTCGTCAGGCGGATCGCGACCGGCTCCAGTTGGGGCGGGACGACCAGCTTGCGACCACGTGCGAACACCTTCAGACCGGCCTGATCGCGGAAGTTGGTACGGATCGAGATCATGCCGTTCAGCAGGGTGCTCTCGTTCAGTTCAACGTCCGTGGTCGGGCGGTTCGCAACGGTGCCACCATCGATGGGGTGAGCGGTGGAGCAGAGCGCCACGCCGTCACCACCGATTGCGCCGTTGTAGGTCGTCGCGGTGTTCAGGATGTTCGCGCCGTAGATTTCCTTGGTCTGCTGAAAGCTTTCGATCAGGCCAAGGTTCGACGGAGCAAACTGGGTCTTGTAGAGGTTGTCGTCGATGGCTTTGCGGGTGATCGCGTAGCCAAGGCCGATCTCGGTGTGCTCTTGGTTGTAGATGAAACGCTCACCGGCACCGTTGTCGAACGCGGTCTGTGCGCCTTCCGTCTTCAGCTGAGCATAGCCAAGGAAGCGCATTTCGGCAGTACGCTCGAGAGCCATCTTCGAATTGTGCTTCGTGAAGATTTTGTCGTACTGAGACGGGATCATCTCGTACTTGCCTTCAACTCCACGGAGGCCCGGAAGGAGAAGGTCTTTGATGGCAGAAAGATTGACAGCCATTTTTCAGTTCTCCTTACACGCCAGCAAAGTTGCGTGGCATAGCGTTGTTGAAGCCGACGACCAGTTCGTTGTACGCCGCCGCTGCATCAAAGCCGTTGGCCCCAGAGAAGGGCGAGGCTTGGCCGGGCAGGTAGTTCGCCAGAGCCACAATGCGGAAGGGCAGGAACGCGTTGGCTGCAGTACCAGCTTGCGAACTGGTGGACTGGTCAGCAAACATGGTCGAAAGGCCAGTTGAGGTCCGACCGTTGGTCTCGCCGGTGGCAAGGCTGTCCTGCCAGTTGAACGCGATGTTCTGGCCGACTTGGGCCTGTCCCATCACGGAAGCAGTGGTGGCCGAGTTGGCGGACTGGACGACGAAACGAGCGTTCGGGTCAGTGATGACGTAGGCTTCCACGTCGCCGCTGGCATCCGAGCCGGGCCAGTAGTTCGACCAGTTGGTGCGCTTCTGCGAGACCGACAGGTACTTGCAGCCAGCGAACACACCGGCGACAGGCACGTACACGACGACGACCGGGGTCGAAGCCGAAGACGTGACGGCAGCGGTCGAGCCGCAGTTCGCGATCACGGCGGTCGTGGCGGTGGCCGAAGTGACGGTGAACGCGCCGTTCGGGACGCCAGTTGCGTTCGTCACGACAATGACCGAACCAACCGGGGGTGCCCAAGTGGTCGATGCGAAGGTCGGGATGTTGGCGGTGGCGGACGAGATCGCGGTGAACGTGATGGTCATCACACCGACAGCGGTCGTTGCGATACCGGTCGCGGAGACCGTCAGCGTGACAGGGCCGGTCGCCTGAGCGATGTAGCCGGTGCCAAGGCCAGTGGCGTTGGTTGCCTGCATGACGGGGTCATTCAGGAAGATGGGGGTCGTGTTGGTGGATACGATGGCGGCAAGCGTCTGCTCATACGTGGGAGCGGAGCCAGCACCAGAGTATTGGGCGAAACCGAAGGGCGCAAACGTATTTGGCATTCGGATGTCTCCTTTTCAGGAGGTCCATCATCGCGCGCCGGGGCGAATGTAGAACCGGGGAGGATGACCTCCCACACCGGGGGGAGAGTGCATGCATACTACACGGTTCTGGTTGTTAGTAAAGAGTACGAAAAAAAGGGTGCCGAAGCACCCTTTGAGTTAGAGCAGGCAGTGTACATGTATTTTCTACATCGAGAACATCGAGCATGCAATGGCTGTTTTTCCGTTGAACAGCGCGCCCTTCTTCTTCGTGTGAAGCTTCACCAGAGCGCACCGGTTCTTCAGCATCTTGTTTGCCCCCAGATCGCTGGGTGGGGCAGCCTGCAGATGGGTGCAGACCGTGCATTTCATGCCCTTGGACGGGTCAGCCCAAGTAACCTGACCCTTTGTCGTCAGGGCCATCCTTTCTTGAAGTTCCATCTGATCCATCCCCAGTCAGAAAGATTGAAACGTGCGGCTCCAGCTTGTCCCATGCCTCTTGGATCGCTGGAGTGCCCTCACGCCGGATCGCCCGGCGCAAGCGCTCGATGTAATTGTAGATGCGGACTATCCGGATCATTCGTCAGGGATCGAGATGGCCTCGTAGCCCTTCTTCACCTTGACCAGATCATTGCCCTTGTTGGTGCGTTCGAACTGGCCCTGAGGCGATGCCGTCAGCTGCTCTTCCTTGGCCCGGACCTGCAGGCGTGCCCGGCGAAGCTCTGCCGCACGCACCTCTTCGGTGATCTCCAGCGGGCGCTCCATCAGCACCATGCCCTTGCGGGTGATCTCGGTGCCCTTGTAGCCAATCGGCATCATCTCGGGGTGACGGGACACCGGGACGTACTCCCAGCCCTTACGGGCGAGAGCGACTTGGTGGGCCGGGTCTTCAGCGCCCAGAACGGTCTTCATCTTCCATTCGTACGACCACCCGGTAGGGATGACGCCGGGTTCGACGAAGTACTCGTCGTTGCCTTCATCCACATCGGCATGGCCACGAAGCTCTGCGGCACGCCGCGCAGCGCGCTCCACCGGGTCTTCCTCTATCTTGATGGTGATGGGATCAGTTGGGCGCATTGAGGGGCGAACCGCCTTTGTTACGGGGGTGAATTCGATCTCAGACATCAGTTCAGCTTCCCTTCTTTTTGCAGCGCCATTTTGTTCTTGGCGTAATCCTCAGGCTTCATGCCCATCATGTCCGCCATCTCGCGCTCAGCTGCTGACAGCCTGACCACGTTCGTGCGCGTAGACCCGCCCCGAGAGACCGGTGCAGCCGCAGGCGCTGCGTCGCGACGCTGGGTGACCTTGGCGGCGTATTCGTCCGACGTTTCGGTCTGTGGCGCTGAGGGCTTGATCTTCAGCGTCTCTTCGATGGCAGTGAAATAGTCCTCACTGTCGACCCGGATGCCGTCCGCCATGGCAAGCTCATGGGCCGCAATCATCTTGCGGTTCAGCTTGGCGTCCTTGACGTACTCAGGGTGCCTGCGGACCCAGTCTGCGGATTTGGAAGAAAGCTGTGCGGCGAAGGCTTCCACCGGGTCAGAAGACGTTTGGACAGGCTCAGGCTGCTTAGGGCGGGACTTCATGGCCTCAAGGCCATTGCTCAGCTGGAGGAGCTTGGCAGCGTTGCCGGACATTTCCTGCTGGATGTCAGCCGCCGCAGAGAAGTTCCCCTGCGACATGGCATACTGGTAGTTCTGCTTCAGAATTTCATCATCCCGGCGCAGGGTGTCGATGGCGTTGCTGACCAGCTGGACGTTCGTCTCGTCTTCGCTGTTGCGGGCGTGGTGAGCATCACGCCTTGCATCGTACGCAGCTCGCTCAGCATTCTGGCGGGCGGCGCGCTCAGCCTCCAGCTGTCGACGAAGCTCGGCAATACCATCCTCAGGGGGGATCGCTACCTGCTCTGGCTCTTCCTCAGCTTCAACGTTGATGATGACGTCTTCTTCTTCGTTATCCATGTCAGTTCCTTACCAAACTGCGTCCGGGTGGGGCACCCGACCCTTGATGTTGACGTCGTCGAAGATGCGGCAGAGCACGCCGTTCACGGTGATCGACCAGCCATCAGACGGACGGAAGACCAGCCAGTCATGGTCGCCGAAGGTCATGCCGCTGAACCAGTTGCCGTCCTGTTCGAACGCCAGCGGGCCTTTCTTGACCAGAAGGCCGACCTTGGACTGGTAGCGGTCCTCGTCGCGGTGGCTGTCGGTCAGGATCAGGCCGGATTTGGTCTTTTCCGGGCGGATGTAGATCGCGAGAAGGATTTGATTGTGGAACAACTCGACCTCAGACAGATCGCCAATCGCGGTGAGGATGGCGTCTTTTGGGTCGGTGTCGTGCGACATAAGCATGTGGGGCATGAATAATCCTATCTCGTTTTGTTGATGACGGTTGCTGCCTCGTCGCACATGGACAGAACTTCCTTCAGTTCTGAAATCCTGCCAACAGCTTCACGATATGCTTCCAAAGAGGGAACATTGAGGCCAAGGCAGACATTTACGGAGAGGTCTTCGATCCTAGCTTGGATCATTTTTTTAAGCTCACGCTCAAAAGCGGTGCTGACGGGGTTGATCATTTTCTAAGCCTAATCATCATGTTTTTCTTGGGACGCCCAGATTTCAGGTCTGGACGTCCCATTCATAAACGCAGAGGGAGGAGAACTGCGCCTATTTCCTCAGGTCTTTGTTCATCGTTTCGCCATAAGCGTCAACCTTTTCCTTGCGCGCCTTGCCGCCACCGGAGCCGCCGGTGATGGGGTACACGACCTTGCCACCAGACTTGCGGGCCATCATTGGTCCGGGCATCGGGGGACGGGGAGGCATACCGCCGGGCATACCGCCGGGGCCGCCGGGAGGCATGCCACCAGCAGCGCCAGCCAGAGCCGCGCCCAGACCGGGCGGCAGCTGGGCGTGCATCGGCATCGGAGGTCCACCAGCGGGGGGCATGGCGGGGCCGGGCATCGGCATCGGGGGCTTGGGGATACCAGCCTCCATGCCCGTGGGGGCACCCGGCTTGACGCTGTGGGAGGGCGAGATGATGATGTTGATGTTGGTCTTGCCAACCTTGCCACCAGACTTGCGCGCCATGCGACCGGCGACACCACCACCACAGGCCTTGTCGTGCTTTTTGTCGGCGTCGGACTTTTCCCAGTCCTTCATCGACATGCCGTGCTTCTTGGCCATAGCTTTGTCTTCGGCCATGTCCTTGGCGGAACCCTCGACCTTGCCGCCTTTTTTCTTGCCCATTATCATCGCCAAAGGTGACAACGCCTCCAAAGCGCCGCCCTTTTTCTTGGGCTGCCGGTCACCGGCGTCACCTTCGACCTTGCCGCCCTTCTTGTGGCCATCGCCGGACGTAACCATGCGGTCGAAGATGTCCTGATTTTTCATCTCCTCAGGGTCCATGTAGCGGGCCTTGGGACGAATGCTTTTCTCAGGCGCATATCCCATCTTCGCGGGGGCTTCAGGGCGCGGCATGGGGCGCATCGTGCCACCATCCATCTTCGCAGTGCGACCGCCGTCCTTGCGCTTGGCGATGTACTTGGACACCGGCGCTTCGGTCGGGGGTTCGACGGAGACCTGATCAGCGGCAGAGCCACCGATGTACTTGGCCGTACGACCGCCCTTCTTGAAGCCACCGACGTGCTTCTTGCCGTCGCGCTCTTCGTTGGCGATCCGCTGGTTGGTGTTCGCCAGTCCAATGTTGCCACGCGGCGTGCGGCTGGCATTGCTCTTGGCCTCTTCACCGTCGACCTTGCCACCAGACTTGAACGCGCGGCGCGAAATCGGACGCATGCCCGTCTTCACATCAGCGTTCAGCGGCTCAGCTGGCGTGAAAGTTGAACTGTCCAGTTTAGTTGAAGAGGCTCCAGCGAGGCGACGAGCCTTGCTTTTCATCGCCTCACGAAGGC